CGTTCACACCGTCGGGGATGCGCTGGGCCCAGTGGTAGTCGATATTGCCGTCAACCCTAATGGTGAATGTGATTCTGGTCATGTTGTTCCTCTCGAATGGTTGATGGCTGACGGGGTTTCGTCCTCGATGGACTCGTCAGGGGCGCCGTAGCAGCGCCCGACCCCGAAGGGTGGGCGTCAGCCCTGCACCTCCCACTCGACGAGCGCGCCGTCGAGGTGATCGCGCAAGCCAGTGAGGGAGGTGCGCACAGCGTAGGCGTGGTCCCTGTCGATCTGGCTGACGCCGTTCGCGATGGCGTCGAAGTAGCCGTTGTTGAAGTCGTAGAAAGCATTGAAGAGAGAGTTCCAGCGCAGGGAGAGAATGTCCTCGCTGCCGTAGCAGTGCTCTTCGACGACATCGAGGATGGGGCAGGCGTTGGCGGGGGTCCACTTCCGACGGGAATGCCACTTCCCGCTTTTGAGTTGACGCTCGACGGTGAAGGTCCTCCGAAGGTAGACGTATTCGCGGCGCTCACCTTCGTGGGAGGTGATGGTGGCCTCGGCATCCACCGTGATGCGGCGCACGACGCCGTCGTAGTCGGTGTGCTCGAAGACGAGGGTGGGCATGACCGCGCGCACGTCCTGCAAGACCTCTCCGCGGTGGCTCTGCGCGACGCGGTGCCCGCGTCCGGCATGCCCCTTGCTCCAAGCGATGCACTCCTCGTCGAAGAGGGGCGCGACAGGCGCGACGGTGACGCCACGGTCAGGGCTGGTGTTGATGGTGACGCTCTCGCCGGTGGCCTTGGCCGCTGCCATCGCAGCCATGACGAGGGCCAGTGTCTCGTCGCTCACGGCCTCCTCGTCGAAGTTCGACCGCTTGATGTCGTCCTCGTGCTCACGAATCGTGAGGGGGCCCATCTCGGCGGTGTTGATCGTGATGTCGAAGGTGCTGTTGGTCATGATGTCCTCTCTGGTTGTGACTGACGGGGTTTCGGCTCTCCATGAGCCATCGTCAGGCGGGCGGTACAGCCCACGACCCCTGCCCCCGAAGGGGGCGAGGGGTTTAGATGTTGTGTGCACGTGCGTAACGGGCCTCGCGCTCATCTTCTTCGAGCTTCTTGGCGCGCTCCTCGATGAGGTGGGCGATGTACGCGGCCTTCATTTGTGTGGCGTTGACGGTGTCATCGTAGTCCGAGAAAACCAGCGCCCCGGTGTTGTCGTAGACGTAGTAGTATTTGTCCTCGCGAATGGTGCGGAGTCCCTTCGGGATCTCGATGTCAAGCAGGGTGGCCAGTGCGCGCAGCTTCTTGATGCCGTCGCCCTCGCCCCCCCACAATGTGTGGACTGCGGTCTCGATGTCGAAGGTCATGGTGATGCCGGGCTCGGATGCGTGCCGGGTGAATGCGATGTTCATGTCTGTCTCCTCTGTGGTTCCGTTTCGACTCTCCATGAGTCTCATCAGCGAGGCGGGTCAGCCTCGGACGGTGCCCCCGAAGGGGCGTGGCGGCTACCAGCCCTCCTCGGATGTGACCTTGGCGAACCAGCGTTCGCAGAGGCGTGCGGTGGCGAGGTCGCCATCTGACCTCGCGTTAAACCCGAGCAGGTCGAGCATGGTGCAGCCGGGGCACCCGAAGGCCTCCTCGATGTCCTCTTCCTTGTACTCGCGCAGCTTGGCGATGACCCATGCTGCCGTCCGCCGCGTCGTCCATTGTTCCGTGTGTCCCATGTCGTCCTCTCGTTAGTTGCTGTTTCGCCCTTCATCGGGCTCATCAGGTGGGCTTCCCCACGACAGCGCCCCCCGTAGGGGGCTGCCCGCTAGGGCTGGGTGATCAGCTTCACCAGAAGCAGGGTGACCTCGTCGTCGCCCTTCGGGTTGTACTCGGCCAGAGCCTCCTCAAGAGACATGCCGTCGAGCAGGTCGCGCAGCTTCATGTGGACGGCCGCCGTGCAGAACTCCTGCGAGTCCGAGGGGTTCCGGTCGTGGTGCCTGTGCTCGGTGGTGCCGAGGCCGTCCTCGTGGGTGAGGTTGGCGGTGGCCTGCACGAAGGTGATGTCGGAGGCGTCGAGAGCGGAGGGAAGGTCGAAGAATGTCATGGTGTGTGTCCTTTGGCTGGTGGGTCTGGTACGACCCGGTTGAAAAGAAGAGAGATTCAGAATGTGGACGCTCTCTTGCATACTCTAGATGTAGGGGCAAACGGGCCGGGTCAGAGCGAGGGCCTGTAGAGCCGGGCCAGCAGCGGGTTTAGAAAAGTTGTAAACTCTTGCATGACATGATCCTCGGGGGCCTCTCGGCGATCGGGGGCCCCTCGATATTCGGCGTTCTACCGTGGAGCCAACTCAACGGGCAAACGCCAGCTTTCGCGTGAAAATGGGGGGTGGTCGCGAACGGGCGAACGCCGGCTTTCGTGAGGTGAGCTTGGCCGGGGCGACGGGCTCCTCCTGATCAGGATGGGGTGAGACCACCACATGTTGGAGAGGGGTCCGAGACACCCTGCACGAGGCACCCAGATCGACCCGAAACGGGGTGTCCCACATGAGGGGGTGACGAGGTCCGGCCGGTAGCTCCCCACGAGGGTCAACCCCCACCGCTTGAGAGGGGTCGTGAGAGGGGGTTCTGGGCCCCGAGAGGATGGTGCCGCGAGGGGGGCGCGACGCGCAGAAAGGGGTGCCGACGCAGGCGGGGGGCGCGACGGACCATCCCCGGTTTTCGCCGAGCAGCATGTATTACTGGGTTACTGACTCAACACGACAGCGGTTTTTGACATTTTCTTGTCTACACTTTGTCTACACTTTGTCTACACCCTGTCGAGGCAAAGTGTAGACAGATTATCCCAGCTTAATCCTTTGTTATGGCCATATGTCTACGATGTCTACGCTGTCTACGGTATACATTCCACTCTAAGGAAAAGTACCCTATTCATATGGATACACCCCCCTATATGGTACACCCCAAATTACGTTCTCCAGCTTATAATAGGGAAAAAAGCGTAGACACTGTAGACACCTCGGCAAAGGTCAGCTTCAAGGCCCAATACCGTGTCTACACCAAAACGTAGACAAGTGTAGACACCGAGGCGTGTCGCCTATGTCGTTTCCTGTCACCCCTTGCACGCTTACGGCGGCTATGTTACTTAGGGCAGGCAAGGAGGGAGCATGTCATCGAATGTACTTTTGTCCGTCGTCGAGGTTGCGCAGCGCCTGCGCGTAAGCTCAAGGACGGTTCAGCGGCTTATCCGCTCGCAGCAGCTACGGGCTTATCGCGTGGGGCGGCAACTTAGGATACCAGAACTGGCGATCACGGAGTTGCTGCGTAATACGCGCTTCGACGATGAGGAGTTCGAGCAGATTCAATCATCTGACGCGCTGTTCTAGGAGGGGACATGACGGACACAACGAAGCGAGACCGCATCAGAAGCGGTTTCGAGAAGGTACTGCGCCCCGGACAACTAGTGGAACTGCGGGCACTTGGGGTCGAGACGGACGAAGGCTACCGGAATCTCAACGGATTCTTTGATGACCACGACCTATTGGCGGAGGCAGCAGAGTATCTGTGCAATGAAGGGGCCAGAGGGGTCTACTTCACCCCGAACCCCCTGAATCCAGACCTACATCCGGGCAATCGCAACACATTGGGCGTGGCTCGGCGCGGATCTGCGGCATCTGACGCCGATGTGGCGGAGATTCGCTGGATTTTAGTGGATATTGACCCATGTCGCCCGGCAAACACCTCGAGTACGCAGGATCAGCGCGAAAGTGCCCTGTCGGTGGTGAGCAAGGTGCGGACATTCTTGGATTCGCGCGGATGGCCCGCGCCATTGTTCGCAGACTCGGGCAACGGCTACCATCTCATGTACGACTGCGAGGGATTGACCCCGCAGGACCACAAACGCTTCCTCGATTTCTTAGCCTTCCGCTTTAATAAAGACGGGGTGGCCGTTGTGGACCAGTCCGTCTACAACCCTTCCCGCATATGGAAGGTTTATGGTACATATGCAAGAAAGGGCCTCGAGCCTTGGCCGATGGCGCACGTCATTCCGGGCCATCTGCCGGAAAAAGCTGTCCAGCAGCAGCAACTGCAAGAGCTACTTGCTGATTCTCCGAAGGAGAATAAGCGTGATACCCTATCTAGCGGGGATCAGGCTCGGCTGGATTTGTGGGTCGCAAATCATTTTCCCGCAGCAGAGGGGCCGGAAAACTGGCAGGGCAAAGGTCGTCGGTGGGTGTTTGATGTTTGCCCGTGGGACGCATCGCACACTGACCGCAGCGCCTACATCGTGCAGTTTAACAGCGGAGCGATTGCCGCCGGATGTCTGCACAAGAACTGTAGGGGTCACGGCAGGGACGAGGATGACCGTAGTCTAGGCTGGCGTCGCCTACAGGAGCTTGCCGGAGAAGATTTCGGTAACGGTGGCGGTGACGACGACGGGCACCACCACGGGCCTCTGGAGCCCTCGTCCTCCGCGCACTTCAACTTGACCGACCTCGGCAACGCAAAGAGGATGGTCGCCTCTTTCGGGACGGACATCCGCTACTGCCCCACTAGAAACTCTTGGTATATTTTTGACGGGGCCCGGTGGGAGCGGGATGTCAACAGCGTGATTCACCGATATGCCAAGGCCACTGTGGCGCTCATCTTTGCACAGGCCAACGCGGAGACCGACCGCCGGGAGCGTCGCGCCATCCAGCGCCATGCGCTGCGGAGCGAAAGCTGGGGCTCACTAAACTCTCTTGTGTCCACCGCCTCGACGGAGCAAGAGGTTTGCATCCCCGCAGACCGCCTTGACGCTGACCCGTGGCTATTCAATGTGGCTAACGGAACCATCGACCTTCGTACAGGGAAACTATGTGCACACGACAGGACCGACCTGATGACAAAAATCAGCCCAGTCGAATGGGACGTGGACGCGAAGTGCCCCCTCTGGGATGAGTTCATTATGTATGTGATGGAGGAGGACGAGGAAGTCGTCGAGTTCCTCCATCGTTTCTTCGGCTATTGCCTTACGGGTCTGGTCACAGAGCAAGTTCTTCTCTTCATGGAGGGGACGGGCGGAAACGGCAAGACCACTGCTTTGCTAGTTTTAATGCACATTCTCGGAGAATACGCCATTCAGGGTGCGCCGGGACTGCTGATGGCAAAGAAGAATGAGTCACACCCTACCGAGGTTGCGGACCTAGAGGGCGCGCGATTCGTGGCTAACGCAGAGGTTGAGAAGGGCAAGCCCTTTGCCGAGGTGCTGATCAAGCAGTTGACCGGAAGTGACCCGGTTCGCGCAAGGAAGATGCGTCAGGACTTTTACCAGTTCATGCCGACGCACAAACTCTGCATCGCCGCCAACCATCGCCCGATCATCAAGGGTAACGATGAGGGGATCTGGCGAAGGGTGCTCCGCATCCCTTGGAAGAGGAAGATCCCCGCCGACAAAAAAGACCCGCACCTGATTGAGAAGCTGAAGAAAGAAGCACCGGGTATCTTGAATAGGCTGGTTGAAGGCTGCTTATTGTGGCAGAAGAACGGGCTGAAGCCGCCCCAGAAAGTCACGATGGCCACCGATGAGTACCGTGAAGAGATGGATGTGCTCTCCGAATATATGGAGGAGCGGTGCGTCTTTGGGAAGCACAGGTCGGTTCCCAAGAAGCAGCTTTACATGGACTACGCCGAGTGGTGCGAGGACATGAAGCAGCGGCCGCAGAGCTACTCTCTCTTCTGTCGCCAGTTGTCCGAGCGAGACTTCAAGAGCGTTGTCACCAAGACAACATTCAACGGGCAGAGGAAATCTATTCGCGTGTGGAAGGGCATTACCCTCGCGCATCTCACGCGCTCCGCCGAATCGCCGGCCAGCGTGATCGCCTCAAAGCTTAACTGGCCGGACGTAGAAGCTTGACCGATACCCTTCGCCACCTTAATAATCAGACAGGAGCTTGTTGATGGCCAACCGCACTCGAAGCAATCAGGGCAGAGGCCGTCCGGCAGAGGGCGGCGGAGGGGACTACGCGCAGTGGTTGATGCTGGTTCCAAAGGATAAGCGGAAAGAGGTCGCAGACTTTATCTCCGGGCATCCTGTCAAAACTTACGATGACCTAGTCAGCTTCGGCTGCAAGATCATGGCCGCCCTGATGGAGGGGAGGATCACCCCCGCCATCGCCAAAGAACTTCGCGCGTGGCACGAGATGAACTTTACTGTTATTGCTGCGAAGAACACTACCTCGGACTCCCCGCAGGATACTTATTCCGACATCGTGACCGCACTTGTGCAGGTTAAGCGAGAAACGAAGAAGTTGCGGGGCGATTACTTTAATGCAGATGAGCTAGAGGAAACTCGAACTCCCGTTGTTTTGGAGGCCAAAAATGGCTGACGCTCCCGTCCCACTGACCGCTGAAGAGCAGGCGCTTTTGCTAGAGCTTGTTGCTCGAGCCCGCGCAACCATGTCCCCCGAAGAGGCCGCCGTTGCCGCAGAGGAAGACGCCGACCTTGGCGAAGCGATGGAGGCTGCCGCAGGCATGAGCCCTCCGGCGAAGCTTGAAGTTGATCGGAAGAAAGACCTACAAGGTATCATGCGCAAAGACTCCGGGCTCATCAACACGGACGAAGAGGCGCTCCAAGAGATGTCAGAGAACCTTGAGCGCACGTATGAGCAGACGGGCGAGGGGCCGGAGATCCAAGAGCCTCCAGAGGGCGCCGACATGCCCTCTCTTGAGGAAATCGCCCGCAGAGTTATCCCGAGGTCTCCAGAGCTTAAACGCTTGCAGGAGATGTACGACACTTACGAAGCGGATCTTCCAGAAATCAAGGCAAAAAAGCTTATGCGCATGGACGGAATGGGCGCAGGCGCCAAGCCCGGTCCTGTCGAGACAACCGAAGAGGCCACCGAGAGAATGCGCGATTCGCTTGCGGCTGCGCAGAAAAAGGCCGTGGACCAAGCCAAGGAACGGTGAGTCATGTCGGCTCCTAAGAACATTAGTGAGCTACTCGAGCGGTGGGGCCTAAAAGAACCGGGACCTTCTGCGGTCGAGCTTGAGCTACAGCGGCGGTCGGCCCAAGACCGGGCCGCAAAAGAAGCGGCGGAGGAAGCTGAGTTTGCGGCTTCCGAAGAGGGTCGTCAACAGGCCGAGTATGACCGGTCCTTAGCTTATGCAAAGGCGCCGCACTACGCCCCTTTTGACCAGCTTTCTACTGAAGACAAAAGGCTTGTGCTGCAAGATCAGGCTGACGCTCGGCAGCGGGCGCTTGCAAAAGAGTTAGGGATTACGTTGGGCAAAACCCGGACAGTAGGCGGGGGCAGCACAACCGGCAAGACCGAGATCCGCAAACCCACTGCCGCTGAAGAGCGTGCATCAGAACAAGGCATTGGGTACACAGGTGACCTTACCACCGCCCCCTTCGGACAGATGGACCTTGGCGCGGATGTGGTTGGCGGCGCTGTGAGGGCCGTCAAAGAACGCCCAACACTTCCTGCGGAGATTGTGGCCTACCCCGCGTCAGTAGCTGGCGGAGTGTACGACTTGGTCGTACAGGCGATGGACGACAATCCTAATCTCACCCCTGCGCAGCGCCGCACTGGCGCGGTCCTTGCGGCCGCCGCCTTTATCCCCGGCGGCAAAGCAGCGAAAGCGGCAGATGAGGCGGCCGAGGCGGCGGCAGAGGCGGCGAAAGCCGGAACCAAAGCCGCGAAAGAAGGCGCAGAACAAGCCGTCGAGGGTGCCGAAGAGATCTCCGACGCCGCATTAGATGTCTTGCGCACGGGGCAGGGCGACGAAGTTTTGCGCGCTTTAGAGGAGCTAGGCTACTCTCCCTCGCAAGCAAGGCTTCGGGTTGAGAGCGGCGAGGGCATGCCCATCTTGGAGGACCCGCAGAGGCTTAGGGTTCGTCAAAGTTACATTGACCAGAATCTCGCTGACATCGCAAAGCGCAGAGCGCAGGCAGAATCTTCTCCGGCCGCTGCCCGTGAGGCCGCCGAAACCACAGCCACCGCAGACAAGCCCACTTACCTCTCCGGCATTCTTCCGGTTCAGGAGGCGCCCGTTTCGCGAAATGTACGCGGGCTTTCTGACGTGGACGATGCGGTCCAGCAGGGCGAAGAGATCGCTCGGCGCGCAGAACTCGATGTCGGGCTGGCCAAAGACCAGCGGGCGGTAGACATTGCCACCCTTGAGCTTCCTGATGCTGTGCGCCGCTTTGCTCAAAGTCGCAGGTACAATCTCTCCCCAGAAGAGACAAGAGAGCTTGCCGAAACCATTCGAGAAAATGGCGGCGTCACTTACGACATGAGCAAAAAAACCGCAGAGAAGACTGGTTACAGCGTTGCTCCCTTTAAGGCGACAGAGTTGCGTCTTGCCCCAGAAGAGTTTACCTCTGACACCCTCAAAGCTTATGTGCAGACAATGGAAGACCTGCTTGACGTTGACGGCGTCCACTTGGGCGCGTGGTTTGACGGCGAGACAAACAAGTACGTTCTTGATGTTTCTATTGTGGCGCCGAACACTCCCGCGGGCCGGCTGCTGGCCGCAAGGTTGGCTAAGAACGGCGACCAAGATGCTGTCTTCCATTTGGATACATTTGATGAGATTAAAACCCCTGACCTAGAGGTGGAGTTTGGCGAAGAAATCCTCCAAGGCGCAACCACGCCGGAATATGAAGCTATTTCACAAGTCCTCGACAGAGTCACTCGACGAGTTTCTCCAGAGGATACAAAAGGACTTGCCAAGCAGTACAGACTCAAGCCCCAAGAAGTAGAGGAGATACGGGCCTTCCAAGAAAAAATGGTGCGCAGCCGCTTTAAGCGTGGGGAAGAGGTTGCTCAAGACATCCTCGACCAGTACCCAAATGTCCAAACTCCACCCGCACCTCTTGTGGCTATCAATCTGGCGGCGCCAGAGATCCTGAAAAGGTCTCGGGCCTCGTTCACACTCAAGACCATTAGCGAAGATAAAAATCTACACAACATCCTTGATGCCACTGGAAAGCCTTACGTCCCAGAAGGGACCAAGATCCAAAACAACGACGTTCTTTCTTTTCTGGATGACCGCTTCAAAAAAAGCACGGGGGCAACAGGCCCGCTGGATGTTGATGACCCCCTGACTGCTATGGTCGCCCAGAACCAACTGATGGAAGAGTTTGTCAGCCAACTCGCTGACACAAAAGAGTTCTTGCAGTGGTATACCGACGATGTCCGAGAGTTTCTAAGAATATCTTCTGAAATCTTCCCTGAACTAAAAACGAGCGAAGTTCATCGGATGACGCTGCTGAACATCGCAAGCTATACCTCTAACGGTGTAACTCCGATCGAGAACGGAAGGTTCGCCCTTGCCAGTTACGCCGAGTTAACGCAAAAAGGTTTCATGACGGGGCGCAACCCCTTCTCCTTAAAAGATGGAATGCTTGCGGGCTACGGAACGCGGGGGTCAACCGTGCAGAAGGGCCTCGCTCTTTACAACAGCCGTATCCGCAAGCTTGGGCTTGACGGCGCAGCAAGAGAGCTTCTCGAACTAAACAGCAAGCGCGGCATTCGTGAGGCCCGTCAAAAATCTGGCTTTTACTCCCCCGACCATCAAGGACCAACCCACAAGGTGCCTATCGGCACGATTATGCCAAACTTGTACGGCAATGGTCCCAAGATCGGAACTTACGGCGGAAACCTAATGGGCGTTCCGGGCGTGACCTATGATGTGTGGATGTCTCGCCAAGCCTTATCTCGCGTCGGCTATGGCAGGCTTATGCAAAAAGATGGGAATGTATTTCTTGCGGGCGACGCAACACCCAACATCGTAAAACAAGCTGTTAACTCACAAAGATTTGCGGAAGGCATCTACTCTAATATCGCCAAGGCTACTGGGTTTGAGGACTTTCAAGTCCAAGCTTTGCTGTGGTTCTACGAGCAGCGGCTGTATCGCACGCTGGGCGTTGGAGCAGCCAGCGGTAAGCTCTCCGAGGGAGCCGCGAAGTTTGTTCGAGATCTTCCAAACTACCGCTTTTTAACTCCTAATGGATACGCCGGCACAAAGGTGTCGCCCGGCGGCAAGGGCTACCCCGTGGCTCATGGAGAGCAAAAGGCGCGCAAGGCAATGGAGTCTGTGCGCTCTCCTCGCACCCGAGCTAAACCGGGTGAGGGAGATCTGGCGAAACAGTTGAAGGCCGAAAGGCTTGCAAAGAAGAAATCTAAGAAGAAACAAAAGGAGGATACCAATGAAGATTAGTTCTGTAGAGCAGGCCTTGGCCGAGGCCATGATTGTAAAGCTTGACGCCAACATCTCGACGTTGGCCAGTGAGGGGATCCCTATCCCTACCCTTGAAGAGCTTGTGGCGAGAAATACTGCCGGCATGGAGGATCAGCCTTTATCGCCAGAGCAGCTTAGGGAGATGGCCGCCATGAAGGCGATGGAGAAGTGAGCCTGCCCCTCGAGGGTGAGGCGCTTGAGGCACTGTGTGACCCTGCTATTAGTCTGCGGGCATACGCGAAGATTATCGACCAGAAGACGGGACAGGAGGAGACCTTCGACCCGTTTGCGATCACCGACCGCCTTCAAGAAACAGTGGTGTCCTACTACTCGGACCCACCAGAGACCGCTCTGGGCCAGACAAAGTGGCTGACCCTACTCGGGTATAGGCAGGCGGGCAAAAGCCTCACATCGGAACTCTGTGGCTACGTGAAGGCAGCTTACACTCCGGGCCATGACCACGTCTGTATTGCAGATAATCGTGACCGCGCCGAGTACCTTCACCGACGTATCCACTTGACCCACAGCAGGTGGCCAGAAGTCGTCCGCTCCGCAACGGTGCCTAACCGAGAGGTGCGCCAGTTGACTTTCCAGCATGGCGGCAAGATGCGTGTCCTGTCTGGTGAGTCGGGGGCCGTTGGTATCGGTCAGTCGCCTGACTCCTTCCACGGGTCGGAGCTTCCCTACTGGCGCAACGCGGGCCACCAGTTCTCTATGATCTACCCCTCGATGATCAACAGGGACCACTCTCAAGTTCTGCTCGAGTCTACACCAGCACCGATGAACGAGCCCTCGGCGGAGTGGTGGCGTGACCACTGCCGTGACGCCAAGCAGGGTCGCGGCCGCTGGGCCTATGCGTTCTTTCCTTTTTGGGATGGGGTTCTCAATCGACGCCCGTGGCCGAAAGGCCAGAAGCTTACTCTTGAAGAGATGAAGCTAATGGAGAAGTACGGGCACCTCGGACTCAAAGAGGACAACCTACAGTTTCGCCGCCTGATGATTGAGACCGACGCAGAGATCCGGCGCAACCCGGACCTGTTCCGCGTCTACTACCCCTTCGACGACATCAGTTGCTGGATCGCATCGGTCGGCTCGGTCTTCCACTCGTCCCTGCTGAAGAAGCATCAAGAGAGCCTGCTTGTACCTTGGAAGGCTCCCTACATGGAATATGAGCAACCAGAGGGCGGCGCTGTTTATGCTATCGGAGTTGACCCGGCGGGTTATGCTGCGCGCGATCACGCTGCCTTTCAGGTGCTAAAGGTGTACGATGGAGAGTGGACTCAAGTCGCAACGTATGGCGGCGTTACAGACCCCGTTGTCTTTGCTAAGAAGATCAATGAGGTCGGTAAGAAGTACAACAACGCGCTTGTGGCTGTTGAGAGTAATGGCGTTGGCGTTGCTACTCTGGCTCTACTTGAAGAGCTTGGCTATCCAAACCTCTATTACGAAAAAGCTTACAAGCCGGGGATCGCTGCCACTGCAAAGTCAGTCACTATGATGCTGTCTTATCTGCAAGATGCGCTCAAGGACGAGCTTATCTTACGGGATGAAGACACGGTCGGCCAGCTAGGCTCCTACCGAGAGGACAAGCGGACAGAGCGCAGCGCCCTCTCCGAGATGCTGCACTCCGGCAAGACGGGCAAGCGCAGAGAGCGTCACCACTGGGACAAGATCTCCGCTCTTCAGATCGCATGCCTTGCCGCTCGAAACTGTCCCCGCCGATACAAGAACGACAAACCGGAGGGCATGGAAAACGTAGTTCTTTTTAGGGACATGAGTTACTCCGAGGTAGAAGCTTTCCGCAAGAAAAGCGCGAATGAATCTACAAAAACAAAGTGGCGCAGAAGCCGCTATCCCTCAAGGAGGCGATGATGCCGGAGACCGACGCGCAGAAACGAAGCACCGCATCTGCGGCTAAAACGCAGAAGCTTGTCAAAGATCTGCACGCTCGACGACTTGGCAAATCGGGCTCCACGCTTAGGGATATTAACGATGAGGAGTTGGGGGAAGAGATTGCCAATCCTGACCTCGTGCAATACAAACAAACTACTCGAGGTTAGTTTTGGCTAAAGTGACGCCCCCTATTTTTACCGATGGCCTAAAGCCAACGGGCGAAGATGTGTTCGACGCCATCTATGACCTATCCACGGACGTTCTTAACGGGCGAGTAGAATCCTCGAACCTTGAGCTTTTGGATAATCGCAGCGTCACCCACCCGTACCTTCAGCGCCGCTCGGTGTCTGGTGGCGGAATGGTCGCGGGCACTTGCAGCCTAGACTATTTCACGAATACCGTGTACGAGCACGATTCCGCCGGCCCCGACGAGACAGCCGTTGACGGGTTCTATCTCGGATCTTCCGACCCTGAAGATGCGAGTGGAAGAATGTTTGCCCCGATCCCCGGAGCCTCCATCACCTTCCACCTTCCCTTTAAGGCTTACGTTCTTTTAACGTGGCAGGTGACGTGGACTAGCGACTCAAAGATCCACGACGCGGATGGACAAACTCACATCCGCCTCTTTATTGATGGAATAAAAAACAACGCATGCAATGTCCGCCGGGTAGGGCGCACGATGTTCTACTCCGATGCGTCCGCGGGAAACAATGCAGCCTCCTCTTACCTAAGAGACCGTTACAAGAGCAGGTACTGGTCGGGGCACAAGTGGGTCATCGAGCCTTTGGACAAAGGATTTCACTCTGCCTCGCTTCGCGTTATACAGGGGGAAAATGTTCCGCAGGCGAGAGTGCGCGCTCGCTCCATGAAGTATATGTTCTTCAAAGCCAAGAACGACTGAGGTTAATATGGGCTGGGATTGGGATCCGTTTCGTTTTAGAGGCACAGTAAGAGACGCTTACGACGAAGAGGGGAGTTGGCGCGAGGCCCGCCTCAAGGAAAAGGCGAAGCGAAAAGAGGCAAAGGGCAAGGGCGTCGCGGCGGAAGACGCGCGTTTGAAGGCGGAGTACGGCACAAAGGACCGCGAGAAGATTGCCGCCGCGCGATCGGCGGAGGCTCTGCGCGAGTTTGAAGAGAACCCTTTTAAGGCTTCAGGGGTTGGGCAGGCGCAGATTGACGCGCAAATGCGAGCCGCGCAGGCCGCCCGGCAAGCCTCGGCAGACCAACTTCGGCAGACCCTCGGGCTTGCGGAAATGCGTGGTCAGGGCCCGATGGCCGCTGACGCTTACGTCGCCGGCGCAAAGCAGGCGGACCTCGCAACGGCAGCAGACCGGGCCGCCATCGCCCAAACCGTGGGGCAGGCGGTTGCAGGGAAACAGGCGCAGGTAGAGGCGGGCTTCATGGGCACGGCCGCCCCGGCCTCTTCTGGTGATGCGGAACGCATGAGTCGAGCACTGGCCGCACTGGCGGCCGAGGGCACAGACGAAGCCGGCACGGTATAGGGGGCAAGGATGGCGACCAAAGCAGAGCGTGAGCAGCTTCGGACAATCTTGGACAAGCAGTCTACAGGTGAGGCGCTAAGCCCTGAAGAAGAGAAGTTCATCTTTGATTTTCAAGTAGACCAGCGGCGCCGAAAGGCGGTGGGCGCTCGTGCGCGCGAGACTATCTTCGACATGCTGGGCAAGGGCCTACGCATGTACGCCGGCGTGCCTCTAGGTCCGGGGCTTCGGGAGCAGCGCGAAGCGCGCAGCGCCGCGGAGCGCGCACAAGCCAGAGAGATGGCGAGCCAAGACCCGTTTGTGTACCGCAACATGTACGGCGATAAGTACGCTGAATATGTGAACCAGCTTGCGACGGTTGCGCAGGCCAGCCTTTCGGACGAAGACAACGAAGAGATTGAGCGGGCGAAGCTGGAAGTTCAGCGAGAGAAAGACCTGCGAGATTTTCTTCTCGGGGGCGGCGGAAGCGTAGAGGACGAAGACCTCGCGGCAAGAAAGGCGGCCGCGCGCTATCTTAGGCTCGTTAGCCGGGGCGGCTCGACACAGCAAAGCATGCAGGAAACAATGGCTGGCCTTGAGACTGAATACGCGCTTGACCGTTATGCATATTGGATAAATCATCTTCTGGGTGAGGCGAAGACGGTTTCTGCTGGCGAACAGGGGGAGCAGCGTGTTCGGGTTACAGGTGCAGAAACCACCCAAGGAGAAGGGGCAAACATCCCAGTCAATCTTAGGCAGTCACAGGTTGATGAAATCATAGACGAGCGGCTGACCGCCCCTCCCGCAGGGTCGGTGGACCCGTCCAACACCTACCCCCACGTTAAAAATGAGATGGTCTCTGGAGGCACGCTCAAGCCGAGTCCTGACCGCCTCTCCCAAGAGCAGCAGGCGCTAATCGCCTCGGGCATAACGCCAGAGGAGGCGTCACGCCGAGCAACAGCGGCTCTGGACAGGCTGGAAAGCATGCCCAGCCTACAGGGAACCATGCGGACGCTGGCTCTCGAGAACCTCACCCCAGAGCAGCAGCAAGAGATCCAGTTTGCGCAGAACGATAAGGGCGAGATGGTCACGCGTGAGTGGACTGTTCGCGACACCTTCGACAAAGTGTACGGCCAGACGCAGCAAGAGGCTGAACTACGCGACCTTGAGACCGTCAGCGAAATCGAGTGGGCTATGGACCGCATGCTTGGAGAGGGAGACTTCAGCCCCTTAACAAGCAACAAGGCGTTTCTTGAGGACATGAAAAAGAAAGGGCTTAGCCCCAAAGATTACGCTCGCTACATCCAGACCAATGAACGAATGAAGCGTGAAAGGCCCGGCAAAACAGACGACGAAATCAAAGCTATTGCTTCCGAAAATCGTAAAAGGCAAGAAGAGGCGCTTGAGCTATCTACTCAACAAGTTTTGACCGAGCCTACAAAGAAGCTGCTTCCAAAATCCGCCAAGCTCGCAGGGGATGCTCAAGGCGGGTCGGGCGACGCCGGCGTAGATAGTGACGTAGACCAAGGCGATGACGGTGAAACCCCCGACATCAAGGTCACAGGGACCACGACCGCCGGGGCCGGCAAAGAAGGCGGCGCACAGATTAAAAGTCGAAGAGAAGAGCGCAGGAAAAGAGTCAGGGGCTTTTTGCCCAGTTACAAATAGGGAGACACGCTAGTCATGGCACTTACAGGAAAGCAGGTCCAAGGGATCATTCGGACCCATCGCTCTAAGTCCCGCTCGGAGAGGCAGGACTGGGACCGATGGCGCTCGTGGTACATGTCCGAGTATTGGCATCAGTCGAACCCCGGCCCCACAGGCTCCGGGCCGGTCGGCACATCCAATGCGGCGGAGGATGTCAACTTCGAGACCAACTATCCGTATGCCTTTATCGACACGATGATCGCCAACATCTGCCCGCAGAACCCACAGGTCACCGTGACCGCTCGCCGGGAAAAGCTCAAAGGCGCGGCGAAGTTTCGCGAGGCGCTGATCAACGACACCTTCCGCCGTAACAACCTGCACTCCCTGCTGTGGAAGACATCGACCAGCACGTCTATCTGCGGCCGGGCATTCCTCAAAGTAGTGTGGAACTTCAGGAAGAACTCCCCAGAGGTGTTCGCTGTTGACCCCCGCTTTGTCTTCTTCGATATGTCTGCGGCCAAGTTCCGCGACATCCGCTACCTTGTTGAGGTAACTGTTCTAACGCGCGCCGAGTTTACGGCCCGGACAAAGAAGCAGGGGCGCAAGGGCGCGATGTACAACAAGAAGGTGTCTGACAAGGCCGTCTTCGGGGGCTACCCAAGCTTCTTAAAGGACCAGTCGCGGGACAAGAGCTATGTCAACGAAGCCTCTCGCGACGTGTACAAATGGGTCACCGTGTACGAAGTCTACGACTTTCAGGGTGAGGGAAGGTACTACCACTTCCTTGACGATGTGGAGGAGCCTCTCTTTGAAGGCGAGTTGCCGTATCGCTACATCCGCAACCCATTTATCCACCTGACGTTCAACGAGAACATGACCGACCTCGCCGGCCTCTCCGATGTGAAGTTGGTGCAGTCTCTTCAGCAGCGCCTAAACGAGATTGACACACTTGAGTTGTGGCATGCACACACGTCCACTCCGGTCATGCTTGTCAACACCTCTCTCGCGGACAACCCCGAAGCGATCATGACCGCGCTTCAGGACGCCAATCAACCGGGCACAATGGTGGCGATCCAAGGCAAGGCAAACGCGCCGCTAGGAGACATCGTTGGACAGACCCCCGTTCCATCCTTCTCCCCCTCGTTTTCCGAAATGCGAGCCCGCTGTAATCAAGTTATTGAGTTTATACTGGGCATTCCACAATACAGCCGTGGTGTTGTTGGTGTGGCCGATGTTGCGACGGAGGTTGCGCTCGCAGACACGGCGACGCGCACACGCAACGGACGCAGGATCAAGCAGGTAGAGGATGTCGTTAACTCCGTCGCGGAGAACATCATCGGGCTGTACGAAGAGTTTCTCGACCCTGACACGACGCTGCCCATCCGCTTGACCGGAAGCAAGGAAGTCATGAAGGCGTCCCGAGAGAGCCTGATGCTGCGGCCGGAGCGTGACCCCACAGAGAATCCTCTGGACTTTGATTACGACGCACTTCCTTACTCCCCCACCGAGAACCACAAGCTCATTCAGCTTCAGAAGTTTCAGCAGTATCTGCCCCTTCTTCTCGAGGCTCCGAATGTCAACAAAGAAAAGCTTATCATTAAGCTACTCGACCTACTCGGGATGCAGGATGTGGTGCAGGACACGCCTCCCGCACCACCTCCCGGCGCCGCACCACCTCCGGGCATGATGCCGGGCATGCCACCCGGTATGGCTCCGGGCATGCCACCAGTGATGCCGGGCGCTCCGCCCACAGCAGCACCGGGCGCGGATAGCGTCGTTACTGGCGGCCTTCCCCCCGGCGTAGAAGAACCCCCACCCATGCCGCTACCCGCCGGCGGTCCGGGCCTTCCGGTTAAGTAGAGGCATTTATGCGTATTCCGGTGAAGTTTCTGGTAGGCGTGGTGAGCGAAGTTTTGCGTCGCACCTTCATCTTTCTTGATAACAAAAGGAAGAAGAAGGACAACGGTCAGGGAGATATGTGATGCCTGTGTACGATTTTAAGTGCCCGGATGGGTGTGGTTACTTTCATGACATCTACGTGCCGCTGTCCGAGCACGGGACAACAACCTGCCCAGAGTGCTCCGCGGTGATGACCACGGTGATCAGCGAGGTGGCCTTGGTTGGCCCGATGCCCTCGAAGCCCTTGGTGGTTGAGCAGGTTGGGCGCACGTTTGAGTCAGGCGCGGAGTGGCGTCAGTACCAGCGGGAGAATCCTGACTGTGAGATCCTCTCCTCCGACTCCGCGGCTTGGCGGAAGCACCGTGACAAAGTTGCCGAAAAAGCGGAGGCCAGAGCGCGCAAGGGTGGCTACCGAGACTTGGCCGACAAAAAAGCGCGCCGGAAAAAAGAAAGGGATAAACTGGCCGGTAAGGTTGACAAGAAAATATATGTCCACTAAAGACAACATGAGGTTCCTATGCCAGCACAAGACAAGTTGATCCGCAAGCTCAATGAAGACCCGCCCGACAACTTTGCGGAGTTGGAGGAGCTTATGGCTGAGTGCGGTTACGGCGTGACCGTTACCGACCCCGGCATGGGCGACGACGAGGGCCTGTACTCCGAAGAGGAGGGGGCTGCGGAAGATGAGGCTGAAGGAGAAGAGGGGGAGGCAGAGGGTTCTTCGGATGACCCTATGGCCATGATGGAGGAGCTTATGCCGCCGGGCATGGCGCCTCCCAGCGAGAACGAGAATCCCCGCATGAAAGTCCGTAGGATGACTATGGTCGCGGCCCGCAAGGCGCTGCCGAAGGATGACAAAGGGGAGGCTTAATGATTGAGCAAGAGGAAAGTCTTGAGGCGGGGGCCGACGCCCCGGCACCCGAGGCAGTTGATGCTTCTGTTGAAGCGGCTCCGGTTGATACCGCCTCCGATGAGGCATCTGCCCCTTCGGAGCCCTCCCTCTCCGACGACACGGGGCCGGACGAAGCGGCTCCCGTCTCTTTCCCCTCTGCCGATGATTTTGAGTGGGACTCGTGGGATGGCGGTCACGAAACGCTTCCAGAGCAAATGCGCTCTTGGGGCGAGCGGTTTAGCTCGCATTACGGAACGCGGCATCAAGCTGCGATGGAGGCGCAGAAGCGCCAGATTGAAGATCAGCACAACCTTTACGAGGCGCTGATCGCAGGGAGAGAAGATCCAAGGGTGGCGCAATACGCCGACCAGATCAAAGAGTGGGAGGAGAAGCATCAGTCTCTGGAGACTAGGTATCAGTCTCTGGAATCTGAAAGCCAACGATTTGTAGAGAGCGTAAATCAGTCGATTGAGGCAGAGGCCGACCGTTATGCGAAAGCATTTCAAGAGTCGAACGCCGATGTGTTCAACAATGATGAGCTTTCTACTAAGTTTGCGGACCTGCTCGAAGAGGGCTGGGATCTTGAGACAGCGGCGGAAGCTTCGCGCCTTCCCGAGTCTGCGCTCAAGATTGCAAAAGAGGCCAAGGCCGATGGTGTTCCTGATTCGTATGCGCTCAAGCTTGCGCGCGGTACGAAGATGCGGACACCCCAGCCGAGGCCGGGCGCTAAGATCACGTCGGGGGCCACAACCCCCAGCCGCTCCCCGGAGCAGGTTGAAACGACGGATACTGGCGCAATGTCCTTGAAGGACTGGAGATCTCATGTTGCGCGTAATGCTTTGAACAAAACGAAGAGGAGAGCCTAATGGCTATTTCACCAGACGTTCTAGCGACGGCGCTTAATGAGTTGATGCCGTCCTACAGCGAAATGTTTGTCAAGTTCCATCCCCTGATGGAAAAAGTTATGCAGAACGGGAACCTGTCCCGCGATGCTCTGAAGGGCCCGAAGCGTGAGTTCGCTGTCGTGACCGACGGTCCCGGTACTGTGACGCAAGTCGATACCGGATCCGAGGTTATCGCAGGTGGGCGCTCGCAGAATGCACACCGAGGAAACGTGGTTGCTCCGCGTCTCATCTATGCGTTCGACGTGCCCGGCAAGGACTTGGCCGAGGCCAACGGCGAGATGGACCTCGCTCGCATCCTTCAGCACTACCCCGAGTTGGCTCTGTCCGACTTCCACGAGCGGATCTCTCGTCAGCTTGGCACCGGCGACGGCAGTCAGGTCGGCGGCTTCGCCACTCTGAACGGCAACGCCAGCTTCACTCCTGATGGAACGGCTCGCGACGGCATCCTTCAGTTGTCGGCTTCTTCGCCCCACACCGTCCACGGGCTTGGCTGCTCCGGCGCCGCAACTCCCATCGCAGGTTGGAACAACCAGTACCAAGACATCTCGTCGTTCGCAGTGAACGGTCGCAGCCAGATGCGTAAGGCGTACTTCGCCGCTTCGCGTCAGGGCAAGACCGCTGGTCCTGTTGACCTGATGATTGGTGATGAGGCTTCTTACCTCAACTACATCGACGACTTGGACGATCAGGTCCGCGTGGTCAAGGTTGAAGGTGACAAGGCTCCGCCTCTGGTTCGTCAGGGCGTGAAGTTCCTCGATGCTGACTTCTACCTCGATGACGCCATCGACGTGACCAGCACGAAGTTCACCGCTGGTGACATCACCGCCGGTCAGGACGGGATCATCTACGGTCTCAAGACTCCGACTTGGCACCTGTTCACTCTTGGCCACGATGCCAACGTGGAAACGAAGGGCGACTTCGCTCTCCGTGGACCGTTCCGTATCCCCGACCAAGACATCTTCCGCTACGAGTTGGTGCTCATGATGGGCATTCACACCACGCAGCTTCGCTCCAACTTCGTCGTCACCGGCGCCGGCACCCCATAAGGAGGATCTCATGGGTTTCACAGCAGCAGGTATTTCGCATACCACAGTCACCACTACGCAGCAGGCCCCTCTGGGCTTCCGCCTCACAGTTCCCCAAGGGGACAACGGGGTTGCCGAGTACGTCTACATTAAAACCGCAGGGGCCGTGGCTCCGGGTGAGATTGTGGGCCAGTCTGGGGTTACGCCTTACTTGGGAGTGGTTACCGCCGCTAACTTGGAAGCGAACAAGACCTTCGGAGTCGCACAAGTGACTATCGCAAGTGGTTCTTACGGGTTTGTTCTCGCTAAGGGTTACTGCCCAATCATCTCAACCAGTTCTACCTCTGCCCCGGCAGTGGGTGCGCAGATCACGTCCGCAGGATCGGGTATTGCTACAGACAACGCCATGAACTCGGATGCTCTGGTCGGGGCCAACATTGGTCACCAGTTGACGCTCGGGGCGACTGACGCCACGATCGGCGGTGGCAACTATGGTACCGCAATGATCTATTGCACGGGCTAGTAGATGAATCTCAAGGAGATTCGGAACGCGATGTTCGCTCAGGCGGATTGGGCTCCAACCCAGTCCCCTGAAGCGACATCTCGCGTTAACGGCTTCATTAACCGGGCCTACAATCAGTTGGCCTTGGAAGCTCCGTTTCTCTTCTTTGAGTCCAAAGTCCACCTAGCGACCGAGCCAGATGTCGAGTCGCTAGGGGGGCTCACAGGTGTTCCTGACCGCATCCAGTTGTCGGGCACAAACACCCTCCCACTGTCGCCTACAAGCCGAGACCCTTGGACTTGGGAGGCGACGTTCACCCATGCGCAGGCTACGGCATCGCCGACTAAGCTGAATGTGTGGAAGTACGACCGCTCATGGGACGGCCGTATGATTGAAATCACCGCCCATGACGGGACACTCATTCGCAACCAGATCCGCTCGGTCTGGAACAACTCGGGCACGTACCACATGACACTGGTTCGCCCGTGGGACACCGACACCTTTGGTGATGGCCTAAGCCCTGACGACGACGGCATTAAAGGCTTTAAGTACCGCATCTTTACTGACGCCTACTCTCTGCCCGATGACCTGATCCAACTAAACTCCGCGCGGCTTAGGGATAACACCAACAACTATCCCCTCGAAGTGGTGGGCCAGCAGGAGGCGGAGGCCCTCCAGCTTGACGGTCCTCCTTCGCAAATCACGAGCGGCATTCCTCGGGTCATTTTCCGCAGGCAGCACGTTCACATGCAGGGCCCCAGCGTGGCTCCAGTAGCCTCGGCCGCCCTGACAAACAAAAACCTTGAAACTGTAAGCATCTCTCGAGAGGGCTCAACAGCCCAGAATAAGCCCGAGGGGCGCTCGACATACGACAACAACTACATCCAGATTGACACTCGGGGAGATGAGCCAACCTCGACGCCCCTCGAGTCGAACCCCTCGACCACGAGCGTGGATGTTTCTTGGCTGGGCCCAGAGCCGGTCGGAACCTTTGAGTACAAGGTCACCTACACTTGGGGCAAGCGGGATGTAGAGTTCGAGCTTCCGGGCTTGGGACACTGGGAGGGCTTCGGCCGCCCACTGGACATCACAGAGGCCACGACGTTCCCCTCGAACCCCGCTACCAGCAGCGTGGCTTCAGGAGACTCGTCCTCACGCAACCGCTTCAGGACGCCCCGCTTTGAGTCGCCGCCCTCTTCGGCATCAAACGCTATGACGAACGTCAAGGTTGGGGATGACTTCTCCGCCATCAAGCTCTCGCTCCCTAACATCACTTACGCTCTGGGCTACATGATCAAGAGCACGGGAGTCAGCCGGCAGTCCCTAGACCAAAGCGGCATCTACATCCGCATCTATCGGCGCCGGGTCGATGTGAACTTGGCAGACTACGACCGCCTGCCCAACGCTGTAGACGGGCTCCAGCACGCGCAGTTGGATAGCGCGGACTCGTTCTACCTGCTCTCGGAGTTCCGGGCCGATAGCTCGAACAAGAGTGTTTGGTACGACAACGGAGAGTTTCTTCCTGATTACAGTCGCCGCCTTCGGGACATCCACGGCTACCAGACGATGCAGTTTTACCCGAAGCCGGACAGACGTTACGCGATTGACATCCGCGCCGTAACGCGCCCGACGAAGCTGGAAGATGACCGTGATGCGCCCTTGGTTCACGCCGAGGCTGTCAATGTGCTCATCGAGAAAGCGATGGTGTACCTGTACGAGAACATGGGCCAAACAGGAAGGTCCGAGTACAGCGCCGCACGCTACACCGAGCTTCTGCTCACGCTCTCAAAAAGATACGGCGACCTTCGCCCTCCCTCTGTTCCTGTGTTACGGTCAATGACACGGGCCACCGGAGTTCGCACGAACCGCAGGTGGAACCGCAGACTGTCAACAGACGACTTGGGAGGCGTTGTAGAATGAGCACACCTATGATTTGCGGTGGCGTATACGAGTGGACGGATTCGGCTAACAGAGTCATGCAGGGCACCCTTGTGTCCATTACGACGAAGCCGAGTGGAGAGCAGTCTGGTACGATGCTGGCCACGGGCTTTGCTCCCGAGTTGGTTCAAGGCGGCTCCGAGCGATGGGAACAGTTTAGGCTGATCGGTCGTCCGGCCTCTCCAAGCGTGGGACGCCCAAAGAAGAAGGGCTGACCGATGGCCTACCTGCGCAAGCGTCGCGAGGTTTCGGGCTCCGGCTCTGCGCTATTTCTGCGTGGGCAAGATGATGGCCTAATCCTATCGAACGACATCGCCCAAGAGATCACCAACATGTATGGTCTCGAAGAGGGTACGCTGCGCACCGTTTGGGGCCCGGCTACTTATGTCCCCGCGAAGAATACAATCTTTGGGCTCGAAACGGGTCCGGGCGC